TCGTGCTTGCACCAAAATGGATCAGTTCATTCCTGATCTTAGAGACTATACAGAGTATCGCGAACCATTCCTTGGTGGCGGCAGTGTTGCCGTTCATATCACTAAGAAGTATCCTCACCTAGAAGTGTGGGTAAACGACTTCTACGAACCTCTGGTGACCTTCTGGAGGGTCCTGAAGGATCAAGGGGACGCACTTTACAGGGAACTGCAGGATGCAAAATCCAGAAATTCTGATGAAGATTCTGCAAGAGAATTATTTTTAAAATCAAAGGAAGTTGTCAATGATCACACTCAATCGGATCTATTTCGCGCTACTAGTTTTTATATTGTCAATAAGTGCAGTTTTAGTGGGCTCACAGAATCCTCCTCCTTCAGTAGACAAGCAAGTGTCTCCAACTTCTCAATGCGAGGAATTGAAAAACTCCCCGGATATTCGGGAATAATTCGAAATTGGAAAATTACTAATCTTAGTTATGAAGACTTACTCACCGACTCAGGGGATACTTTCACCTACCTTGACCCACCCTACGATATTGGATCTAACCTATACGGAAGGAAAGGTAATATGCACAAATCATTCGACCACGATATTTTTGCTGCCGATTGTTCTCGCTTTAGTGGTCCTCAACTCATATCTTATAATGCGTCTCAACTGGTCAAAGACAGGTTCAAAGAATATCAAACAGGAGAGTTCGACCTGACTTATACGATGCGTTCTGTTGGGGAGTATATGCGTGAGCAGCAGCAACGTAAAGAACTTTTATTATTGAATTACCCCCTTGACAAAATTCAAGAAACAGTGTATAAATAAGGTACGATATGAGTGTTGATTATATTCGACACACACATCTAATACACACACCAATTTAATAACAATGGCAGCTAACCCGTATGAGTTACGTTGGGAACTACTCCAACGTGCTGAAGATCGCCTTATACAAAGGTATAATGCGTTAGAGAACAGATACAACATCCTAAATGAAAGGGGTGAAGATCCTGGAGATTATCCAGAGTATCCGACCGACACTGACATTTTGCTACTTGCAAAGTCAATGAACACCTTTATTTCGGGAGGTGAATCTAATGTCTAATGTTCTTGATTTTCATGACAACTTCAAACCACTAGTAAGGTTTGGAAAAGAAATCCCTGGATACTATGTGTCTAGGGAAGGTGATGTTTACAGCACCAAAACAATGCAGTTTATGAGCAAGTCTGAAACATTATCTAAAAGAACTGGTAGACTTGAGTCACTGTTCTTCCGTGCTTCAATCAAGAAGGGTTTCTTCGAAGACTATACCCATACCAGAGGAAACGATCGGAAGAATTGGAACTTTGGCAAAATCAATATCTCCTACCACAGGGCGGTAGCAGAGACGTGGATGCCTATTGATGAGTTCCCACCAGAACAACTGCGAAACTGCTGGAAAGACCTCCCAGAGGAAGCAAAGCAGTGGGTAAGGGATACTGCGCTCATTGACCATATCGACGATGATCCAACAAACAATCACTTGGATAATCTGAGATGGGCAACTCCCAAACAAAACGAGCGCAACCGTAAAAACAACGATCGCAAAAACGGTAACATTTAATTATGGAATTGAAAGACTGGTTGAACTCAATCAATCTTACAAAGAAAAACTTGATTGATGAGGATGCTTTGATTGAAAAAGAGTATCCTCCCTTTATTATTAACAAATGTCTCTCAGGACATTTAGACACTGTTCTCTTCGCAAATGAGATGAATCAATACCATTTTCTACCTAAGAAAATGCAATATGATTTTTTTCTAAATAGTGTGAGGAAAAAGAAGAGGTTCTCTCCCTGGATCCGACAAGATAAAATCCAAGACCTTGATTATGTAAAACGTTATTATGGTTATAGTAACGAAAAAGCAAAGCAGGCTCTGAAAATTTTAACACACGAACAACTTGCATTTATTAAATCTAAATTTGAGACTGGAGGAACAAAATGAGTGTCGTTCAAGAACCTGAAGTGAAATGGTCGCCCGAAAAAATGGTTGAAGTGGTTCTTAACGAACCAGATGACTTTCTGAAAGTCCGTGAAACTTTGACTCGAATTGGAGTTGCTTCTAGGAAAGAGAAAAAGATCTATCAGTCCTGCCATATTCTGCACAAGCAAGGAAGATATTTCCTGGTGCATTTTAAAGAACTGTTTGCACTTGATGGAAAGCATGCAAATCTTACTGTCAATGACATCCAGCGGCGTAACCGTATTGCTCAATTGCTTGCTGATTGGGGTCTTATTGGTGTTGTTGATGTAGAGAAAATTAAAGATATCGCTCCACTAAATCAAATTAAAGTCCTTGCATACAAGGATAAGCAAGACTGGATCCTTGAGACCAAGTACAATATTGGTTCTAAAAAGAAAAGGACAGAGGAAACCGAATAAAAATGTAGGGAATTCCGTATTCCCTTTTTTTATGCTTTATGGTTAAATATATGTGTCAGGGGAGAGGGATCTACGTATCCCCCTTTGACGCCAACGGATGCCTTCGGGGTCCACACAATCAAATCTCGCTTTATAAGGAGAAGTACAATGACCAGTTTAATGAAGTATAATGCTGCCAATTTGGATCAACTGCTAGACCGCATAAATAGGAATAGCATCGGTATGGATGATTACTTTAGTAGGGTGTTTGACCTTCACGAAACAACTACTAACTATCCACCATATAATCTAGTCACGATTAGTAATGTAGAATCAAGACTAGAACTAGCACTAGCAGGATTCAAAAAAGAAGAAGTTAATGTCTACACACAAGACGGAAAACTCTTTGTCGAAGGACAAAAAGAAGACAAAGAAACCGGAACGGAATATGTCCACAGAGGAGTGGCTCAAAGATCTTTCACCAGATCTTGGACCCTCAGTGATGAAACGGAAGTTAGATCAGTTAGCTTTGAGAATGGGTTACTGAGTATTGTACTTGGTAAGATTGTTCCTGAGCATCATCAACGAAAAGATTATCTCTAAATAATAGAGAATATCGTCGCCGCAGGGGAACGACTGGCAAAATCCAGTTGACTTTCCCCTTTTTTCTTGGTAGAATACCTTTGAAGTTAAAACGTCTTATGGCACCCAAGAAGAAAGAGTATGTCGAAACTGTCTTGCCTGTTTCTGGCGATGGTGTTGACTATGAAGTAATCAGTCGTAAGGTAACTGAAAACGTACACAATCAATGGCCTGATTTGAACTCAGATCCCTACGATGAAGTTGTAGAGGTTAGAAAGAAAACTTGCTATGGTAATCCAGAAGAGGTTTTTGAAACGTTTGAAACGGTAAGGTATCGTAAGTATCGTCCTGCTCCTGAACTTCCCACAGAAGTCAAAGTCGAAAAACAAAAAGTAAAACAAGAAGTAAAAGTAAACTCATGAGCATTAAGTTAGTCGTTCTTAAATCTGGTGATCAAGTGATTGCGGATGTGAAAGAACTTGTTAAGGAAGATGTTATCCGTGGTATTCTACTGAACAAACCCTGTAAAGTGAGGACAGCACGTCCAGTACTTCTTACTGAAGAAGAGAATCCTGAAGATCAAGGAAATGTAGAGGTCACCTTTGCACCCTTCATTCTTCTTACAGATGATGAAGATGTCATCATCCCTCCAGATTGGATTGTTAGTATTGTCAATCCATTGGACTCTGTTGTAAATCTGTATCAGGAGAAAGTTAATGGACAAGTCGATTAAGTGTTTGCTTATGGATGTTGATAATGTCATCATCTCAGAAATTGAAGAGGTTCAAGCAGAACTTGGTGATCCAAACTGCAAGTTGATCAACCCATATCGATTTTATGGTATTGATGATATGAAACCTTGGCCAAAGGCAACTGATCAAAAAGAGTTGATGATTCGATCCGAAGACATTCTTACAATGGCAGATCCAACTCCAGAAGTTATTAAAAAGTATCTAGAATTTACTTCGTAATGCGATTTTACACAAACGTCCAGATGGTCGGGGATCACTTCTTGGTCCGAGGTTATGAAAATGGTAAGCATTTTATGACCCGAGAGAAGTTTTACCCGACTCTTTTTGTTCCGTCTAAGAAAAAAACAAAATATAAGACACTTGATGGTGAGTGTGTAGAACCAATTGAACCAGGCACAGTTCGTGAATGTAGAGAGTTTGTTAAACGATATGATGGAGTAGAGAACTTCAAGATCTTTGGTAACACAGGATATATCTATCAGTATATCTCTGAAAACTACAAGCAAGATGAAATCAAGTTTGACATTAGTAAGGTCAAGATCTCAACGATCGATATTGAGGTGGCATCTGAGAATGGATTCCCAGATGTAGAATCTGCTGCAGAGGAAATTCTACTAATCACGGTGCAGGATTATACAACTAAACAGATTCGCACTTGGGGACGTGGACCATTTGGTAACAAACAAGCGAACGTTATCTACAAGGGATTTAGAACTGAGTATGAACTTCTAACTGACTTTATCAACTGGTGGATGATTGAGGATAACACTCCTGAAGTTGTCACTGGTTGGAATAGTGAACTGTATGATATGCCGTATTTGGTGCGTCGTATTTCTAGAATCCTTGGTGAGAAGTTGATGAAGCGTCTCTCTCCTTGGGGTCTAGTGACTGAAGGTGAGGTGTTTATTGCTGGTCGTAAGAATATTCGTTACGATGTGGGTGGTATTACACAACTTGATTACCTAAATCTTTATAAGAAGTTCACTTATAAAGCACAGGAATCTTATCGCCTAGACTATATCGCTA